GTCCTCCCAATAACCTCAATAGGTAATTAGTGGAATCTGTCTTGTCCTTACGAAGGAATATTTTTTTCAGTTCCTCGTTATTAGTTGCAATTTCAGCCAGCACTCGTAAGGCTGACATTACATCGGTATCTTTTACTTCCCCGGTTGCAGTATTCTGTAACAACAGGCGATTGATCAGGTTGCCATCAATCTTAATCCCTTTTAGAAAGTCAACAATTGCAGAGACCTCGCTATCGTCCACCTTACTAATAAATTCTTTCAATGCCCGAAGCGAAGACATCACATTCTTATCCGTCAGCGATTTGATATCATCCTTTTTCACGATATCGACACCTTCACCGCCCCCCTGAATAACAGTGGAGCCGCCACCTGTGCGCGTCACAGAAGCTCCAACCGGATATTTCTCCGATCTGGGCTTTGCCGGCGCAGTGGATGATATTATAGCTACTTTCCTCATACTTCAATCATAATGCATTCAAACCGGTTCATCTTATAATCTATGGAGCCACCGGCGTTAATGAATTTCTTACCAACCAAAAAAGTGTCGGACAATCTTGTTATCGGAGATAAATCCGCACGCTCTTTTATTTCCTGGGTAAGTTTAATACGGGTGGCACTATAATGATTGATGCAACGGGTGATCAGCATTTCTTCTGGACGGATTGTATCGTCGAGGATGCTGTTATATAAATTATCCCTCAGATAATCATTACCTAACATGACTTTACTGTAGCAGACACCATCATTATTATAAGATGAGATTTTAAATTCAATCTCATCCAGTTCGTTGATGTAGGTTTCATTCAGAATATTTTCATAAATCCGGTCTGAATTATCCGTTAAATCGTCCAGATCGTCCCTTCGCTTATATTCCATCTTTAAATCTTTGATATAATATCCTACCCCTGCAAAAAACTGTGTATAATTTCCCGGTTGTGGCTGTAATGGATACATACAGAATCTCACCTCACCGGTTAAAGGCTTTCCTTTAGGCAATTCGATTACATAGCCTGTTAAGCCATCATAAGGCTGGGATAATTTTTTGGTATTTTCAACAGATGCAAAACCGCCTCCTGTTATATCAGTTAATGGAAATTTTATTTCAAAAAGTTCTATTCTTGAGCTATTTACAAACTCACTTCCATTGTAATAATAATCACCTATTGAAAATTCACACCATGCACGTACATAGCCATTTCGTTTCTTATCATCGGTTGACAAATCGTCATTCTCTGTAACTTGTACAGAACAGCTAATCGCTACGGCACCATCTAAATAGGCTGCGACGGGTAATTGGCTTTTGAATGTCAATATAGGAACACGCGAAAGCCAAGTGTAATTACTTCCAGACTTTTGTGTCCCTCTTCGAACTTGTATCAAATTCTCCCAATTATAGTTAGAGATTTCAGGTTCTCCATTTACTATTTTATATTCGCACCGTTTTATTATCATACCTCCCATTAAAGAGTCCGGGTTATTTTTATACGTCTCAAACTGTTCATCGGACAAATCGGCCCCCTGTGGAGAATAATGGAACAAACGGTATACATCGGGATAATAAAAACGTTTAGCGGTTACTTTATCACCCGATTGTTTATCTTGTGAAGCGTATAACTTGAGTCTATCAAAATCTTCATCTGGGAATATTTGCGCTACCGGATAATTACTACATTTCACGCTTGCCTTGTTATATCCAGGTAGTACATCCAGTGAATGATTAGAGCCGGCAAATCCAATATCTTGCACTAATAATTCATTAACCTGGGTATTTGCTTTATTTTCCAATCCGATGTCGTATTGGCGATATATTCCAGTATGGTCCACGTCGACAAAATAAAGATCACCCTTCCAGTCGACGCAGGTCCAGTTAAGGAATTTACAAACCTCCTCTAAAACTTCCTTTAACTTCATTGGCTTATCATCTTCATCGAAGAAATCCTGTTCACTCAGTGTCATATCTGCAAGCACATTCTCTTCCATAGAATATGCCGCCTGATTGGAGGCGTAGACATGAGGAATAAAGATTGATTTGTATCGTCCGGCAGCAGTGGATATACAACGCTGCAATAAGCGCCATAAGGATACAAAACTCTTAGTCTCTCCCTCAGTCGTATAGTCTATAAATTCCAATACGGACATAGCGGATATACATTCTATTTCCAGGACGAATGTCTCTGATGCGTAATCTTGTGTATAGAGTTCCGGCTTGATGAAACCGCACCAAGTTATAGCACCAGCTTTCTTGAATGTTACCCGATATTGCCGGTATTCTGTTGAAAACAAGGTTTGCAGGTAATCATTACCGACAACCTGCAATTTTGCTGTTGAAAATCGGGTAGGTGTGTAAAGAAACTCTTCGCCCTCTATATCTACTGTAAATGGGGTAGCACCGGCGGTTAACTCCGTCGGTGTACCTTCATATCCATCTTTTTCGATTTCCACCACACAAGGAATATTATCCAGCGTGGCGAAAGGAACTGTGTAAATCAAACTATAGCTCATAATTTCTTTCCGGTTGATTTCATATAGTTTTTCAATGAGAGATAGATATCGGAACCACGCACCTTATCGAACCCGATATGAACTGATTGCCCTTGCGAAGAACCTATTTTACCCGAATTGATAGCCTCGAACAAATTAGATTGCTGCCTACCGTTCAAAATCATTTCTCCGGCATTAACCCGGGCTAGAATCTTGTCACCTGAAGATGGACCACCGGTAACAATGCCGCCGCCTGCAAACTTAGGGATTACGGCAAAAGCAGCTATAGCTGCGGCAATGGCACCGCCAATGGCAACAATATTCCACGGAAAAGGTAATTTTGCAGCACTCGCACCAGCAGCACTTGCTCCCTTAGCGGTGTTGGCGGCTACCTCGGTAGTAGCCGCGGTTTTTTCTGCCTGGGTTTCGGCGATAGTGGCAGCTGTCCCCTTTGCAGCGTTGACTACTTTTTCATCAGCAGCAACCTTATCAATCGCAGCCTCTGCCTCTTTTGCCCTGGCTAATTTATTGGTCAATTCCGTTAATGTCTCAATGGTCTTACATATACTCATAATACCATCAATTGTATTTGTCATTGCATTCCAGACAGCCATGATACGCTCCCAACCGGACGCATCTACATCATTCATGACATCACGGAGATTCTCAAATGCACTCACCATCCGATCAGAACTGCTTGCCACATCCTTAATCCCGGAATATAAGCCTTCGTTCAGTTCTTTACTAAATGATTTAATATCCTCTCTTACTTGTGCCAACTTGAGAGCATCTTCCAATGTGGGAACGTTAGCTATTCCATTGGCTATTTCGTCAGAAATTTCCTGCCCTAACTCTCTGTAACGCTCTTTTAGCTTTTCAGCGTATTCCTTAGCCTTATCAAGATTTTCAGAGGCTATATCCGCACTTGATTTCTTGTAATCAAACGTTGTATCACGAGGCTTCATTTTTATTGGAGATGAAAGTAGCTTTGCATTAAGCTGCATCACCGCAATAAATAAATCCGCCTCCTTTCCAATCCCTTTGATTCCTGCGGCACTCTTGGCGGCTTCAATCGAAAGGGAAATGATACTTTCGTCCAATTTCTTTTGAGAAGCAAGACCTTTGGCTTGCTGTTGCTGAGCCTCCTGCACCTTGGTATTATAATCTTTCTGAACCTTTTCAAACTCAACCAGAGCGGCATTCTTATCCTGATTGGCAATAGCTTTTTCGGCGGCGGTTTTGAGATTTCTAAAGTATTCACTTTCCAAAACTTCTTTATCTCCGGTTCCTTTGGCCTGCGTAAACATTTTTACGTTAAGCTCTCCAAGGGCTTTATTGTACTCCGCCTGAGTGATCTTGCCTATTTCCAGTTCTGCATTCAACTCCTCGTACTGTTTTTTGTACGACTCTTGCTGCTTCTGAAGGACGGTTTGTTTTTCGTCATTATCAGGTGGAATTACTACAATCTCATTTTCTAGTTCAGCTACAAATTTCTGAGTAGCAGCAAGTATATTAGTAGCATCCGTTATTTTCCGTAAATTCTGCAAATACTCTTTCGTTGCATAATCTATATTGTTCTGTTTAAATATATTGTAGGATTGCCCATTAGCGTTAAGAATCTCCTTTGTTTTTCCATAATACTCCTGTCTGTCTTTATTCGATTTTTCGCTATATGGCTGTAGTTTTGCAAGCTCTCTCAATTGCTTTTCAGATATTCCTAATCCTGCTGCTAATTCCCGATTTCTTTTTTCTGTGCTCGCTATCTCATTTGCCACAACTTCGGCTTTTGCTGCTTCTTTAAGAAGTGTTATTCTTCTTGCTACTTTCTTGTTTAATTCATCCTGTGATAATTTTTCACCACTAATCATTTTCTGCAATTCAGCTTGCGCACTATTAATTTCTTCCTGTGTGCGTTTCCGGTCATTCATTATTTTGAGGAGTTGCTGCATTTTAGATATTTCTTGAGTATGACCAGCATTTTCTACCTTAATCCTATAGTCAGAAAATATATCCCGGATGCGTTTAGCCTCTTTATACATTAAAAAAAGTTTTCCTATAACCGCAGTGATGGCAGTAACAATAATCATCGGTTTAAATGCCGCCCACAATGCTTTTATTTGTAACACAAGCTTACCCACGGCAACTTTGGTTACATTACAAAATCTTCCCCAAGCCGATTGTGATTTCACTGCGGCAGCTTCTGCGGCTGCAACTTTAGCCGCTTCCGCCGCAGCAACCTCTTTAGCAGTCCTTTCCGCAAGTGTCTTCTCTGCACTGGCAAAATTCTTTTGTGCTATAGCCAGTCTTTCCCGTGCTGCAATAGCATCGTTATATGTCTGCGCTTGTAGATTGGCATTCTGAGCAGCGATAACCTCAGCTTTAGAGGCTTCTAATGTTATTTCTGCGGCTACACGTTCCCTTGTGGCTTTCAACATAGCCTTAGCCGTGGACTGCGCATCAACTATCTTCTTTGCGTCTGCTGCCTTTTGCTCTGCATAGGCAACTTGATCCGATGCCATCTTCTCTTTTTGAAGTGCCTTTTCAAGTGCTACACGGGCGTTAGCCTCAGCCATGACAGACTGTGTTTTCGCCTGTTCCAATGCTACCTCTGCGGCAATACGCTGTTGAGTAGCCTGTACCAGCACAGCGTTACTTTTAGCGACATTCGCCTCTATCATGGATGTGGTGGAAGATATGCTTGCCCACCATTTCGCAGCATGGTTAACTATACTACCCGTTATAAGCGCCAAGGTTCCGAGAACTATATTCTCGATATTCTCGGCAGCGGATGAAATTGCACCCGTAAGCCAGTCAATAAGGGACTTGTAAGAGCTTTGCACACCGGTACTATTAACCAGTTCCGTAAAGGTGTTTTTCAGCCGGTTTACAGAGGTTTCCAGGTTATCCGTATCAATATCGGGAATCATCTCGTTAAGTGCTTCGGCAAATTTAGGAAGTACGTCCGCACTCATAAGCTTGCCTTCCTTCATCAGCTTGTCAAGTCCACTTATGGAAACACCGGCAGCTTTTGCCATCGCCTGTAATGCTACAGGAAGGCGCTCACCCATCTGCAAGCGGAGTTCCTCTGAACTAACCTTACCCTTACTCATCATTTGGGAGAGCGCAAGCATGACACCATTGCTATCGTCCGCGCTCATGCTAAAGGCCGTACATGCCCGGGAAACAGATTCAAAGACCTTGCGCTGATCCATCATCGACATACCGGAGATGGACGCGGCGGCTGTAAACTTTGCATAATTAGCCGTCAAAGCATTAATCTCCAACCCGTATTTTTTTGCCAGGTCCAATAGATACCGTTGGTTATCCGCATACCGGGCCATTCCACCCGATACATTTTTCAAAGCAGTAGTAACCCGATTGGTTTCCCGGGCAACATCAATGAACCGGGAAACAAAATTGCTCAAGCCAATGCCACCGGCACCCAATGCAGCCGCAAAGGTCAATATCTGCATCTGCATTGATTTGAATGCGGACTTCACTTGATTAGCCCCTCTCTTAAAATTTTCAGTAAGCAAATTAATTGCAATACTGAAACTCAATTTACCCGCCATAATAATCTGTCTTTTTAGTTTTCATAAATTCTTCAAACCGGGCCGCGTCTTCCCTGATAGCCCGTTCAGCTTCTTTTCTCATCTCTTCTTCTTCCCATGGGAATACAATCAGGTCCCGAGCACCGTTTTTCATCTTCCTTGCATCAATATGAGGCAGCATAGTGAAGTACGTCCACATGCGGGAACTTTCCATTTCTTCCTTGCGTTTTCTTTCATAAGCTTCCAGGTAAAGAGGCAGATCGCACAACTCCATTTCATTCAAAGCATAATGAGCATCCAGCCCTGCCATTATCAAAGCAGATACAATATTACCTATGTATTCAGGGCTACCCTCGGTACTACCGAGGTCAGGTACAATCTTCTTTTGAAATTGAGCCACAATCTCCATAATCCTTCCCAAATCGGAGGACATGGCACTCATGAACCGTTCATCCGCTATGACTTGCCGGAAGACTTCAAAAGTATATCCAGGCTTATCACTGGTGATGTATATGACATAAAGTAGAGATTCCATATCTTCTTTATCCGTGTAATCCATCAGCGAAAAGGATTTTTCCCGTAGCTGTTCCCAGCGTATGATTGCCTTAATGGTAAGACGTTGGTATTTCATTCCCGGTGCCATGATCAATTTGGGCGGGCAAGGAATGCGAGGCGGGGCAGGTCTTTTATGACCTTCCACACTCACATCGCACACAGCAATAAGAACTAAAATTAAAAGTGCAACACCTGCACAAAAGATAAATATGCTCAAGTCCATTATTCATTCATATTAAAAAAGGCGGCCATCATAGGACCGCCTTATGCATTTGTTAACGAATTCTCAGTGTCACGCTGCAACCGGTTCTATCGGAGTCAAAGCTCCCACACCTTTAAAAGACGCGCTCACCGAAACAATCTGCCCGTTATCCGATTTGATGGACAAAGAAGTGATAATCACTTTTCCCGTATAATTGACCTGCTTGTCGTCTTTTTCAAAAGTGCCGCCGAAGTTATCCTGATCGGATGCTTTCGCACTACCAAAGAAGAAGTCAAGAGGATCACCCGCTATCTGCTTCGCAAGCAAGGTGTCAAAGCTCAATGCGCCTTCTTTACGCGTCAAAAGTGACTCGCTGGAAATGGTGAAACTCTTCTTTCCGGCAAGAGAGCCGGCCCAGTCACCCATCATCTTATTGGAGATATCCAGTTCTTCTGTACTGATATCCAGTCCTGCACTTGATCCGAATGCTATCGGATCTTCCCCGATAAAAAGCATAAGTTCACCTCTATGGATGTCTTTGCTTGAATCTAATTTCTTGTCTGCTGCCATAATTATTTCTGCTGAATTGAAAATTGTAAAATTTGAATAAATTTGCCATCAATGAAGTCCTCTGTAGAGTCTTCAAGTTGTATGTGCATATCCGGATTCCGAAAGTCGCCGGATAAAGTGTCATAGATTAAAACTGCGAGCTCTTGATTGCGATTATAATCATCCGATACAGCTACGACATTTACATAAGGGATCTGGTCTGCAACCCCATACTTAGTATATACCTGTTTATATCCGTCACGCTGATAAGTGATAAAATCACCTTCTGTACTTTCTGGGGCTATAACAGGGAAAATCTTATCCTCTATAAGAGAAACAATATTGGGGTTATCCAGCAAAAGAGCTCTTACCTCAGTGGTTATCTTGAACATGTCCATTATCTACGAGAATTTATTCGTTGAACTGCCTTTTGTGCACCCTCATAAACGGCCTGCATGGCTCTGTTACCTTCTGTATGTTCTGCATCTGTCCAAAACTGGTTACCTGGCATAATACCACGATAAGCACCGGACTTCGTATAACGTCGTTTGGTTCCTCTATCCACCAGATGTGAATGATTACCTCCCGGACGATCAAAACCAGCCAAAGCACCAAGCTTATTCCGTTTTACCCGATTGGTGAAAGAGTTCATCAGGTGATTAGTCTGCTTGCCATGATGCAATAACCTAACACGTAGATTTCTACGGCCTTTTACACGAAAGAGATTGACCGCTGAACGAAGTCCGCTCTTGATGGCCTTGTCCTTCTCAAAATCCTCAAGATTACGGACTAAGTACAGTATGCTATCTTTGTCAATAACTGAAGCCTGTATCATGTATTCAACTTTTTAAGAGTTAAAGTAAGTTCGTTGTCACGAGGTTCAATCATTTTAATTTCCCAGATACATTCAGCCCACTTTACGCGACAATTATAAGTTATCTGAGGATATTTACGAACCAACATCACGGTCATCTGTCCGATAAACTGTTCCTTTGCACTCTCATCCCCGGTTATGATGGACTGTTTCTTTCGGTAAGCCCTACACTTGAATACTTCTTTGTATTCCTTGCTAATGGCTCCTGATGGCGTCTTCTCTTTTGTCAACGCCTCAAAAATCAAAGTCTCTTTCAGTAATCCGGCTCTCATAGGCTAAAGTTTCGATAAAGTGATGTCAGATATTTAACTCCCCGAGGAAGCTCCTGAAGTCTGACGCTGGATACGCTTTCCCTGTTGCTATAATAAGTGCCGATTGTAAGCAGAATAGCGTGCCGGAGAGGTGCAGGGATTTTAGAGCCGCCACCTATAGTTTCAAGTTCTTCAATTGTCACGCACAAATCCTTTGCAATATTCTCTTCACCTGCCTCTATCAAAGACTCAAGGTAAGAATCATCCTCCGTAAAGGATGATTCTAAATTCAAGTGCTTCTTTACCAACTCTAAGTCGACGTATGCCATACTACTTCAAAGACGCGATAGAGAATGATTCCTTACGGATGAATCCCATATTCCAGTAAGAATTGGTAATCAGTCTTACCGTCCCCTTCAGAGCTTGGGTATACGGATCTACAAGCAATTCAATGCCGCCCCACTGTCCCAAGAAATAGTCTGCCCAGTTGCCAAAAACAATACCGAATTCATCAGCACCTTCACCAAGCCCTTTCGGCAGGTTGTTTGTCCGCAGCGCTTTGTAACCATTCAATTGGCCATCGCCATTACCTGTAAAGATAAAGCCTCCGGCACCGGATGCATCTTTAACTTTCGTTTTTGCCTTACCAACAAGTGACGGGTGCAGAATGTAAGACAAGCTACCGAACAATGCATTCTGAGTATCCGCGTTAGTTTCCATCGCAACGATCTGTGCCCATGTCATATCACCTTTGATATTTGCATCAAGGGTGTGGAACATACCGTCAGGCGTATTATCCACACCGGTATTCTTGCTGAAAGCTGTCTGCTCTATCTTCTGCGCGATGGCTACAGCGATAGCCTGACGGATATATGCTTCTACAGAAGCATTCTCCTGCACAAGTAACTGTTTGGAAATGTCGACATAAGCAGTCAATCGTAGTGGTTTGAACACATTACCTTTAGAGAATTTCCCGGCGCCATCCTTAGCTTCTGCATTTTCATCTTCCCAAAATACATTCGCACCGGAGAATGACGGCCAGTAAATGTTGCCTTGCAGACCAGTCATGAAACGTGCGCCGGCACGAGCTAAAACCAATGCAGATTGTAGCGGTAACAACATTTCCTGTTGTTCCTCGTCGATGATAACACCTGTAGCGGCTTCCGTTGCAGCGGTAAATGCCGCACGGTTTTCCATGTTTACCGGCACTACGATACTACGTTTATCGGCCATCTGAGCACCTGACTGGTTATGCAGTGTGGTAGCCGCATCGATAACACCGGCATCCACATCATTCTGCTGGTTTCCATCCACCATGTTGGCAATGGCACGGCGCAGTGAGAATCTACCGCCTTGTGGCTGATGTTTACGGCCTTGTTGACGATTCATGTCTTCGTGTTCCTCAATCTCAAGATTGATTTCCGCCATACGGACCTGATTAGCTCCCAATTCTTCATTTTCCTCAGCAGTTAACTGGCGTTTTTCGCCTTTAGCTGCTTTAAGAATAGCTTTTGAGCGAGTAGAAAGCTGTTTTTTCTCATCTTTCAACTCTGTGATACTTTTTTCTTTAGCCATAACATTTAAATGTTTAATGATTTTTCAATATTTGAGTAATACTCTTCCAAATTTTCATTGTTTTGGCGGACAAATTCCGCTTCTGCCTGTTCCTTACCACGCATATACACCGAAGTCTTACTATATGCGGCATTGTACACAGGAGCAATGTCGTATAGATTCCCTATCTTAGAGATTGTCCGTTTCCATACACCGTCACTTTTCTTTTCCCAAGCGTCTTTCTTCACATCAAAGCAGAAGGAACTCACACTGATCTCTCCCCGGCGGATATTTTCCAGCAATTCCTCTCCAAGTGCTGTTTTAGGTGCCTCAAAACGATACTTAAGACCTTTGCTATCGACTGATAAACTTAGTGATCCTTTCCCATTTGTACACCGGGCAAGTATTCCCCTGTTTTGGTTATGATTCAGCAATGCAAACACATCACTTTTTTCAATAACTCCGTCTAAAGCTCCTCGTTCAATCACTTCTTCAAAGGACAAGCCGTCAGAAGATACACCAAACAGTAAAGCATAGCCCTCTACAGTCCGTTTTTCCTCCTCTTCTCCGGTTACTTGCACCTGAAAAGCCGTGTTTCTGATTTCTCTTTTTTCGTCCATAATCTTAGCTTTTACACACTAACCACAGAATTGTCGGACACTCTTGAATTTTCTTCATTTTTTGCAGGAATTTCTTTAACTGCGTTATCTAAGGTCTGCACATTCACCTGTACGAATGCCTTGTCACCATTTTCAATTTTAGGGAGATTGTTTTCCCGGCGGACCTCGTTCGGAGTAGCAGCACCGATGACAGATAAATCCTTCCAATAGGCAGCCTGCGCACTCTTATCCGTGCGCAGGATGGCGGATGTGTCGAATTCTGCAAGTACCTTGCCTCGTTCTACCGGCAAGAATACCTTCCTGTTGATTTCCTGCTCAATCTTTGTTATCACGGCCAGCGCGGTATCCGTCAGATATTGGAGTTGCGTAGCCTCAACAGTGGAGTAGCTTGATTTAGACAAGTCAAATGCTTTCACAGGAGATACGGAGAAAAAGCGGCAAAGATCAACTACATTGAACTGTCTCGACTCAAGCAATTGCGCATCTTTGGGATTAATAGTAATAGGCTGGTATTTCATATTGGCCTCCAGCACTGCAATACCATTGGGATGGTTAATGATTCGTTCCTCCCAGGTTTGGTATATCTGATCCTTTTGAGTCTTATCCAGACGAGAACCTTCGACTGTCAGGACTCCGGACATTCCCCCGTTTTTGAAAAATCCCACAGCGTGTTCTTCCGAACTCGTGGCGATATTAAGAGTCTGTCGGGCATGGGTAAGAGTGGAAACACCTATAATGCCATCGTATGAGAAATTGAGAACATGGATCATATCTCTCGGTTCGACAAGTTCTTTAAACCCCGTAATCTGATAGCGTTTTCGCATGATGCCTTTGCCGTCAGTAACCCAAACTACGGAAACATGGGATGTCGGCATATAAATGAGTTGAGAGACATCCAACTTACTATCTCTCTCAATATATGCATATCCATTCCCTGTTAATAAGACGGAAGCCATAAGCGTCTTGAAGAACACAAACCTCGTCATATCTTCATTAGGTTCCAAGTCCAGTATGTGATAAGCCGGATGTTCTTTGTATTCCCGCTTGAATCCATCCCTGTCAAGTTTATAAGTCTTAAGTGGAAGCACCGCCACACTGTCAGATATGAGGTCTACACAGCGGTAAACCGTTGACAGCAGCATAGGTTTACTACGGCTCAGCAAGGGAGCGTGTCCACCGGAGTAGCTCCACGCAGGAATACGGGATGTTTCCTGTTTTGAAGCTTTCCTTATTTCAAAATTGTATCCGAATATGTTCATATCACACTTTTCTACACTAACCAGAAAAGTGTCGGACATTTTAATAAAATTCCCCGTAGCGAGGTGATGTCAGATATCCGCCCAAGGCTTCCAGCATACCGATAACACCATCTATCTTCTTTTCTTCATACTGTTTAGATGGCTTTGTATTGCCGTTTCTGTCCCTGGCCATTACCACATTACGAAAGCAGTGACGGTTTATTACATTATTATCTATCACGGCTTTCCCGGAAAGCAGAAGACGCTCCATCTCTTTGGTAGGCCGGTTAAAATTCCCAAGAGCCTGGCTAAAAGGTTCCATAGGCAACCCTTTTTCCTCAGCATTGATGGTAAATTGAGTGGCATTCCAGCTATCGTAAGCAATCTTTTGGATATAAACCTTATCCCGGATATCCATAATGTCATTGAGGATATAGTCATAGTCCGTCACGTTTCCTGGAGTGATTGTTATCAATCCCTGCCTGCGCCATTCCCCATAAAGTTCCTTGAAACGCTTCTCCTGAAGCGCGACTTCCGGCAGGTAGTATTTAACCTTGAAATAATACTTTTCTTCAGTTGGGAACATGAATGCAGCGCAGGTTAAGTCACTGGTACTTGATAAGTCAATACCCATGTAACAGTCCTTGTTTATGAAATCATCAAAATCAATGTTGGCAGACGAGTTCAAGATATAGTGTTCAGGTATCCAAACCGTCTCGGCATCGCACCACATATTGATGTTCTTGGTTTTGATGCCGACTTCTTCGGATGGCGAATTCATAGCTTTACGTACCTGTTCACGCAGATACTTTGATTTGACAGTCACTCCAAGATTCGGGTTGCTTTTGGCCCAGTTCTTTTCATCTTTCCAGTCATCCCCTTCATCCAGCGAGTATATCAATGCGAATATGGTATCGTCTTCTTTTAGACCTTTCAAAATTTCTGTACACATGTCCCTGAACTGATAACATGGTCCTAACTTATCGAAGCCTGCTGTAGTAATTATGATCCCCATTGGATCGTCCCGCATACCCTGTCCTGATTGTAATACATCCTTTAGACCTGAATTCTTTGCGGCATGATACTCGTCAAGCAAGAACATGGAAGGGTTCGGACCGTCCAGTTTGGATGAATCAGCAGCCAGAACTTTCAGAAAAGATAGAGTCTTATCGAAATTGATCTGGTCACGAAATGACTCCAGATATTTATGCTTTGGATCAAGTCCGGAGACAAAGTTGCGACACATCTTGAAACTGACCTTAGCCTGGTCTTTAGAGTTGGCGGCCAAATATACTTCGGCCGCAGATTCACCGTCAGCAATAAGATGATAAAGGCAAAGAGCAGCAGCAAAAGCGGACTTGCCATTTTTGCGGGCCATCTCTATGTACACAAATGAAGTTAGTCGGCACCAGGCCCCATCCTCATCTTTCTTATAGAATCCGTAAATGCTAGCCACTGCAAACTTCTGCCATGGCAATAATTCGAAAGACATACCGGCATGGCGTCCCGTATAATGGCGGAGTAAGGCAATAAATTCAATAGCGTAATCCGCACATTCTTCACGGAATTCGATATCATCACGGTCAAATAAGGAATAGAAACGTTCTACGGCCAGCTTAATGAATTCACCCACTACCACTTTACCGTCGCGTACATCAGCAGCATATTGATAATAGCCTTTCATTTCTTTTTTCCCGGAGCCTTTTTGATAAACTTGTCCAATGGAGATTCTTCTTCCTTATCTGATTTCATTTCCTTGATATTTCCCCGGCTTTTAATGGTCAGGCCATATTCTGTCATGATCTTCATGACTTGAGCATAATTTTTAGTAGCAATATTCTGTGCGGGATTGGCAGCCCTTTCATATTTGATCATAACAACAGGGCCATCAGAAAGCAAAATATCTGTAGCCTGTAAATACATCTCGTAACTGGTAGCGAGCATTCGGAGCGCTCCCAGATCAATGCTTTGTATAATCTTTCTTTTATTTAGTTCCTTGACTACATCCCGCATAAATTTTTGCGTTTCATCCGATAATCCATCGGGCATATTAAACTTTACCATATTGATTAGATTTTTCTGACTAACCATTCTTTTGTCGGACAGAAACAGTGTTAATAAATTAACAAATTCAAAATTTGAAAAAGTGGCGTGCGTGTGAAGAAGGGTGGGGCGAGGTTTCGGAGGTCAAAAAACTTAAAAAAAAAGCCCCCTCCCCCTCCCGATGTTCCACGATTTTTTAACACTTTGTTCCACGGAAAGATAAAATAGGGAAATCCCTATTTATTTGCGTAAAGCAAATATTTTATATTAAAAGTTTGCGTAAAGCAAATAACTTTATTATCTTTGTAACAGTTAAAGCAAGGGGCTTTAAATCATTTGACATTATGAAACAATTAATCGATGGAGTTTGGGAATACTCACTAATCAATCCTGATGGTTTTACTCTTAACATTGAGACAATGAAACCTGTTAAGTACGGAATTTCAGTAGCGTATCAAGAAACGCAAAACAGTTTCGGAAAAGAGAGTTTGAACGGGGTTATTAATCATGCTTTAGAACATAGTAAAACGGTTGGCGGATGGTTCGAGACCGAAAGCGAACGTTACTACTTCGACAGCGTAAAGGTGTTTAAAAACTCGGAGATTGACAAGGCGATAGAGTTCGCAAAGGAAAACAATCAGCTTGCAATCTACGATATGACAAACGTAAAAGAGATTAGAATTAAGTAAGGGGTTCGCCCCTTGCTTTTTCTTTCTTTTCTAAAATAGAAAAAGTATGGAAAAAGAATTTATTAATGGTTACAGAAGAATGGGGATAGATATTGAACCATTGGAAGACGGTACGGTAAAGGTCACTCAGTCGAGATTGATAAACGGATATATACTGAACCAAAAGCAACTCATTGAGCGAGGAAAAGAACTGTATCCGGATTCAAAGATTATCCCGGTGGCATATTCTTTGAATGTAGATGATATTACGGTTGAATGGATAGAAAGTAAGATGCAGGAGTTTGGTATAAAGAGGAATGACCTAATAAAACAATTAGCTATTGATCGTTCTTCTTTGAGTCTTATCATGTCCGGTAAACGTGAATTGTCCAAACCTATGCGGGCAACGTTCTTTTATTATTTCCTGACGTATGAATTGAACCGGGATTTCAGGGAGCATCTGGATAGCTTATAATTTATTGTGAATCTTTTGATGGCATTGCTTACAAAGGCTCATCAGATTATCATAATCATAAGCAAGGAATAATCGTTGTTGTGGATCATCCGTACTCATAAATGAAATAATATGATGGATGTCCTCGGCCGGTACTGTTTTATTTTCTTGCAAGCATAGTTCACACAACGGATTACATGCAAATTTCCATGCACGCAGCCGCCGCCAGCGTTCAGAGTTGTATATCTTCCGCCGCTCGGCATTGTATTGGTTATTGTCTTTCGGTTGTTTCCTCTTTGGCTTGTATATAGTCGGCATAGGGTATTTTCTTTAGTTGTTGGGCATCTCGTATTGTCTGAAACTCTATCATCCGGTAGCGATGAAGGAAATGTCTTATCAGGTCTTCATCAGTAGTACACTTCAATGATTCTTCATCTTGAATAACGTATAGGACTGTATCTTGAAAGATGTCTTCGTCGCTGCGAGAATCAAAGTATCCAATTACTTGCCGGAAGCATAAGGCTCGCAGTTTATTATAATTGCGGGCTATACTTCCGGCAATAACCGGATAAAATTTACTCTTCTTGTATCTGTTTCTCATTAATTTTAAAATTACCTGTATCGTCCATTATGTCGTTAATGCCCTTCATGATCAAAGAGCGGATAACTACAGAAGTTTTAGCACCTGTTTTACTGGATAATTCTTCCAGTAGCATTAGGGTACGATCATCAAATCGTATAGATATTCTTTTCTTCTTCATCGTTATAGCCTCATCAATTTATCACGTTTATATTTTTCTGCATACTGTGAGTTAGCCTTATTCCTGGTAACATAGATCACCGTTGTACCAGATACCCGGATGGGGTAGAGTTTCTTTTCTCTTTCCCGCTGCCGAGCAATGATTTCATCAAGGTTACTCACGTTGGTTGTAGTATCCGGCTTACGTTCTTCTGCCGGGCCCTTGCGCTTCTTTTCTCTATTGTTCTGCATTTTAATATTATGTATAAATTTCTTTTCCGTAAATTTTAGCGGCTGCATATAGCCAAAACTCTATTATCACGCTGTGATAATCAAATTCCATGTCCAATGTGCCACAAGGCTGGATTAAGTTTACAGAAACAGCTTTATTTAGTTTCAGGTTTCAATGTAACTCCAACCGGAATAGATGTAAATGGCAGGTTCCAATATATACCTGTTGCTGTTGCTGTTTGTGAAAATTGTGGGCACTTAGAACAATTCAGCCTTAAAGCCTTAGGGATTGAGTATTAGCCCGAATTCCTTGCCATTTAGAAGTTTGTCCAAATATTCACTTCTATTGGCATAACTTCTCTTTTTACAGGAAGACTTTATTTTCTCTAAGTAAAGTCTTCTTTGTTGTCTCTTTTTCTTCATACTACTTTTCTTCATTTCTTGTATGTTTTACTCTATTCGATTTAAAATTTCTTTCTGTATAACCTCCTTCGCATTAAAGTGAAAGAGTCCCTTTTTCAACCGCCTAACGTCCTGCATTGGCATTTCATTGATGTAGAAGTAAAAGGCTTCATACGGATCACTGAAATTCTTAGCAAGTGCATTATTAGGCTTATTGTTCATGTATCGTTCAATGGCGACTATCATTCTACGGGCATATCCGGGAAACATCTTAAATTCCGTCTGCATCTGCTTGCATCCTGCAAGGGGACAACCAACACAGCCATGACGAGAAAGATTGTAGGGTGCATCGTAATATTTAGAATATGGTAGTCCATATTTTCGGATGTAGTTCCAAACATCTGTTTCTGACCAGTTAAGAATTGGTAGAATGTGCTTCGCGCCTTTCATCCATTTGCGTGCATCGCATTGTTCTGGCTCATATAATGCCCTCGCTTGACTTTCTTCTGCCCTCATTCCCTCAATTGTGCGCTGACCGATACCGTATTGCTCCTTCAGCTTTTCACAGCAAAAACGTCTCATTCTGCCGGGTAGTCCCTTGCTTTCAACCAACTGAAAGAATGATTTCTTTGGATGAAGTATTTGAACCTGTGAATAGTTCTTCTTTATGAAACTGATTGTACCGGGCGGATCAACGGTAGTATTTGCGTAAGAAGCATTATACTTTATACCGGAACGCTCTGCAAGGTCGAGAATAACAACGCTATCTTTACCGCCAGAAAAGCCTAAACACATAGGATCGTCACGTTCCATGCTGCGAAGAAAGTCGATTGCTTGTTGCTCCTTTTTATTCATTACTATTCTTATTATTAGTCAAACAGTTTAAATTCATAAACCCAAACAAAAGGATTACTATCCCACGTACCTTTGCCCGATACTTTGTCTATCAATTCTTCAAATGCATCACGAGGATTACTGTAGTCGGGTATATCTGCACCCGTAAATGAGTAAAAAGGAACATCCTTTTGTCCAGCATCCCATTCGAAAACTCCCTCTTGCAAGCAATCTTCATCGGATATATCTTGCAAACGCTCTACTCTTACATTGGTTATCTTGACGTGATGTTTGCAAGCATACGATTTAACGAACATCTTGTTATTCCAGCCTGCGGAATCTTTCATGAGACCTCGAATACTCAAATCTTTCGGATGTCTATCTAATGAGTCTGGGGCATAGCCTGAATCCCTGTAGTTCTGTGCTATAGCGACCACTTCTCCGACTTGAAATTTAGGAAATATTTGACCGCCATCAATCATGCGTTCATCTTCATCATGCAGACACACTTCGACAAGCTCCCCAGAAGGTCTTCTGCAAACAAAATATCCAGCTACATTTTGACCTCTTAATTTTGAAGGATATGTAATAATACGCCTTGTCATAGTCTTTCGACCATTTAGCACAGCCTGCGTTAAGCCGTACTTATCATTGAACATTATTTTCTTCATTTCTCATTAGTATTACTCTATTTGATATTATGAATATCTACACTGTATGTTGTAGCCTTACTTGATGAACGTCCATTTTCTTTCTTATATGGTCGGGTAAAATCTCGGATGTGATCAAGCACATCATCAATTTCAGTATCAACGAAATCTTTAGATTTTTCCCATTCTTCACGTGCCGGGTGTTCCATATCCACCTCGATTTTTATAGTGACTATTTTCTTCATTTTTATTCTATGTCACCTTCGTAAATCTCTTTACCATTCTTGTCAAGTAAACCTATGAATTGACCTACAGTTTCAGGTATAACACCAACCCACTTATCAGGACTGATTTCAAAAAATAGTTCATACATCTTTCGTTTAATAGAACCATGAGAAATGGTCATGCTTTTAACCCATTCACCCCCGTTCACACGTTTACCTCTAAATTTTATTGCTCTCATAATATTCCTTTCTATCTCTGTTTTACTCTATTTCTGGATTACCACTGCTATAGTAGCAATAGTTGTCCCACTCTCTTTAAATTCACCGACACCTATTTCAAAGGTTTTCCCACCAACAGAGTTAAGCCAAGTGCGAAATTCCTCACATTTCTTTTCTGTCCCAATTTTCCAATGTGGTCCAGTGATGGCCGCAAGTGTGCCACCTTCTTCCAAACGTTCATACATAAGTCTTACATGCTCTATGTCCTGATTACCGGAAAACGGAGGAT